ATTTGAACAACTTGTAGAAAGAATGGTAGATAGTGATGTCGAAGAGGCGAGACTACAACGACCCGATTTACAAAGACTTTAGGCTAAAAGTCCTTAAAAGAGACAAATATACTTGTCAAATGTGTAATAAGAAGAAGAAGTGCGTTGTTCACCACATAATGAAGTGGAGTACCGCAAGTTCGCTTAGGTTCGATCCTGACAACGGTGTGGCACTTTGTAGGCCGTGTCATAAAGAGGTTACGGGTCATGAGTCTCACTACATCATATATTTTACCGAAAAGGTAAGGAGAAACAAGAAATGAGTTTTCAAGATAAAATTATCGAAGCTGCTATGAGCCTTAACAAAGAGGGCGATTCTGTAGATGTTGTTCCAGACGTAATGAAGCCCAAGCTATTCAAGGATTGCCAAAGGGCAAACGTCGCTCTCAAAGAAGATGGTATTTTGGTCGCTTGGGATGGTAGCAAGCAGTGTGCTGTTGTGTGTAAGGGTAAACCAGCACCAGCACCAGCACCAGCACCAGTGTCGGAACCGGAACCGGAACCAGCCCCAGAAGAAAAAGGTCCGACTCTTTTTGCAGAATGGAATAAGGATGCCAAAAAAGAAGACTAAGTATACGGTAATACAGGACACTAGAGAGCAAGAGGGGTGGTTTTTCACCCCTTACGACAGATGTGACGGAATGGAGATCGGAACGCTTCAAACGGGCGACTACACCCTAAAGGGTTACGAAGAAGTTGTTTGCGTGGAGCGTAAGGCTTCACCTTCCGAGATAGCACAGAACTTAGGCAAGAAAAAGAAAACATTTTACAACGAAATTGAAAGAATGAGAGACTTTCCGTTTCGTTATATTGTTTTGGAGTTTTCTGCTTCTGATCTAATAGATTATCCACTTAGTCTCTTAGATGATAGCGATAAGGAGTTGTGGAGAAGATACAGCCTTGGACAGATACCGCTTCCAAAGTTTAAACGCTTTCAGGTTGTAAAAGGAACTAGGATAACGGGCAAGTATTTGCTAAAAGCACTTTTGGAGATCGGTATTAAATACGAGGTGCAAATACTGTTTGCTGACAACAAGAAAAACGCTTTTACAATTTGTAATAGCATATTTAAGAGACTAGCAGAACTATTCGATGAGAGGTCTGAATATGGGCAGCAGGAAACAGGAGATTTTGATTTCTGATATCCACCTTCATAATTTGGATATCGAAAGAAGAAGGATCTATCTACAGGAAAAGGATGATGCGGGAGAGAATCCCGGTGTAGATTATAGAATGTATCAAACATTTATAAAGAATCTGCACATACTACGAGATATTTGCAACATAGAGATATATCTACAGACCGGTGGTGGCTGTTGGTATTCTGGTATGGCTATATACGACTCTATAACTAACTGGCAAAACAATTGCAGGTTTAAGTGTACCATTTTTGGATTCGGTATGATCTGCTCTATGGGTACTGTTATCATGCAGGCCGCTAGAGAAAGAGTTCTTTCTGAGCATTGCATGTTCATGATTCACTTTGGCTCAACAGATGCTAGTGGAGATGTGCAAAGTATGCAAAACTATGCGTCCTATCAAGATTATGAAAAGAATTTAATGATTGGTATTTATGCCAACAGGGTTGTTGAAGGCGAATTTGCCAAAGAAAAGGGATATAACTTGTCAAAGGTTAAATCCTTTATAAAAAGAAAGATGGAAAAGGGAGATTGGTACATGAACGCAGAAGAGGCTGTTTATTATGGATTTGCCGATAGGATATTGACATGAGAGATATTCAAAAGCAGTTAGACGATGCTTGGTTAGGTATTGATGTTGACGAAAGTACGTTATTTAATCCTATGGATTTTGTAATGGGCGAAGACAACGAAGAATTAGTAAAGAGGCTCTCATGGTTAATGATGAGGCCGGAATATTTTAGCTTTACCTGCAAGCACGTTCTAAACATTGAACTTGGCCCGTTCCAAGCAGTTTTACTGCAAGAAATGTGGAATAGGAAGTTCCCTATGCTGATCGGTAGTCGTGGTATGGGTAAATCCTTTATCCTTGCTTTATATGCTATTATACGTGCATTATTCATGCCGCGACGAAAGATCATTATTGTTGGTGCAGCCTTCCGTCAGTCAAAAGTTCTTTTTGAATACATGGACACTATTTGGAAAAACGCACCGGTTTTAAGAGATCTTTGTGCAAGCAATAGTGGCCCTAGAAGGGACGTAGACCGCTGTGTGATGCATATAGGCCATAGTACAATAACCGCACTTCCGCTGGGCGACGGAAGCAAGATCAGGGGTCAAAGAGCCAACGACATTATTGCCGACGAATTCGCGTCGATCCCCCGTGATATTTTTGAAAACGTTGTTGCTGGTTTTGCCGCTGTAGCATCTTCTCCTATCGAAAAAGTTAAACAAAAATCCAAAGAGGCAATGGCTAAGAAGTTAGGAGTTTCTATTCCTGCTCAAAGGGTTGACAACCCTGTTGATATGTCAAACCAAATAATCCTAAGCGGTACTGCCTACTACGATTTTAATCATTTTTCTGAATACTGGAAAAGGTACAGACAGATTGTCAATAGTGGTGGAAGTATCAGAAAGCTGGAAGAGGTTTTTAACGGCTCTATACCAGCAGACTTTGATTGGACTAATTATTCAGTTACTCGAATTCCCGTTACGAAGTTACCTTTGGGCTTTATGGATGCTGGTCAGGTTGGCAGAGCAAAGGCTACTGTTCATACAGGTATTTACCAAATGGAATATGGTGCAGTTTTTACTACCGATAGCCAAGGGTTTTTTAAACGTAGTCTCATCGAGGGGGTTACTACATCCCCTACAAATCCCGCAAAGCTGGTTTCTGGAGAGGTTTGGTTTGAAGCTTCTTTAAAGGGCGACTCTGGAAAGAAATATGTGTTTGGAGTTGACCCAGCTTCCGAGGTTGACAACTTTAGTATTATAGTAATGGAGGTCGAGGAGGACCATAGAAAGGTTGTTCATTGCTGGACCACTACCAGAAAGTCGCACAAAGAGTTGTTAAAGTCTAGGATTGTTGACGAAGATGACTTCTATTCTTTTTGTGCTAAAAAGATCAGACAACTTATGAAAGTGTTTCCTTGTGCAGAAATAGCTATGGATGCTCAGGGTGGAGGTATCGCCGTTATGGAAGCACTTCATGACAGAGATAAGATTCCACCGGGCGAGGTTGCTATTTGGCCCGTTATAGATGAAGATAAGGCAAAGGACACAGACGACCATGCCGGACTTCACATCCTTAGAATGTGCCAATTTGCCAAATACGACTGGCTTGCAGAGGCTAACCACGGTCTTAGAAAGGACTTTGAAGACAAGTCTGTTCTGTTCCCTTACTTTGATTCAGTCAGCTTAGGTATTGCCCTAGAGGTTGACAAGTCAGTAGGAAGAAAGTATGACACGTTGGAAGATTGCGTCATGGAAATAGAAGAGTTAAAGGACGAACTTTCTATGATTGTTATGACAGTGACCTCAAATGGTCGGGAGCGATGGGACACTCCAGAGGTTAAGACTGGAGCAGGAAGAAAAAGCAGACTAAGAAAAGACCGTTACTCGTCACTGATAATGGCAAATATGTCTGCCAGATACCTTAACGTCGAAAAGACCACTTTAGACGTTGGTGCTATCGGCGGATTCGCTGATGGAACGCCCCACTTTGGTGCGAAGGATGAGAAGCTTTTTCAGGGTCCGTCTTGGTTTACTGAAAAAACAGAAGGTTTGTACTAGAAGTTTGTTTATTGTGTATAACAATGCAACCGACAATACTATTGTTAATCGCATTAAAGGAAACGCATTAAATGTCAGATAAACCCCTCTATCAATCTTGGGCAAACGATCAGCAGCAAACCGAGGTTATAAATAGCTACCAGACCGAAACTGGGGGTTATGATGGCGTTATACATCGCACTGAGGCACATAGGGGAGACTACGGGGGAAATAGGCAGACCTATTTAGATATTGAGCCTGACCGAAGTGTTCGTCCTTCTTTTAATCGTTCTGATTATGATGCTTTTCGTCCGGGCGAAGCGGTTCCCTATAGACAAAAAAGAATCATGGCCGCCTGTAGTACAGCCTATGATAAAGTGGGAATTATCCGCAATGTTATTGACCTAATGAGCGACTTTGCTAGTCAGGGTTTGGTTCTTGTTCATCCGAACAAGCAAATCGAAAAGTTTTACCGTAAATGGTTTCGTCAGGTAAAGGGATATGACAGGACTGAGCGTTTTCTTAACTATCTTTACAGACAGGGAAATGTTGTAGTTCAAAGAAGAACCGCAAAGCTAAACAAGAAACATGAAGAAAATTTGAGAAGGGCGGCTGGAGCGGATGTTCTTCTTGAAATAAAAAAACAGGCTAAGAGGGAAATCCCTTGGGTTTACGACTTTATTAACCCTGTTGCGATTGATGTTAGAGAGGGCAGTCAGGCAAGCCTTGGTCGTCCAGAGTTTTTGCTAAACATTTCAAAGTATACATATAATTCTTTGATGAACGACATCTCTAACGAAACAAGTCCCGTTAAGACGTTACCTTTGGATGTTCAAAAACGGTTGGCAGCAGGAGAAAGAAAGTTACCACTAGATATGAACAGAACTTTCTTTTACCACTACAAGAAAGATGACTGGCTACTCTGGGCCAATCCAATGATTTACGCTATCCTAGATGACGTTAACATGTTGGAGAAGATGAAACTTGCCGACCTTGCCGCTTTGGATGGGACAATTAGT